TTAGGTTCAGCACCAATAGCCAATAATCTGCCTGTCCATTTTAATTTATTCTTTTCACGTATCTTTTTATTATGCTCACGCATTGCATTAAAAATTTCACCCATATCACCCATAATAATTATTCTCATTCTCCTATCGCTTCAGTAATTGTTTCTTGGATTTCATATAATAGATTAAAACTTTCTTCCGCATCTGTCTGTTCTACATCAAGTGCAAGTTCAAGTTTTTTATCTATATCTTTTAAAATCGTTTTTAGTTTTTCATTTTCTTGTTCTAATTGCTTGAGTTGCTTGTAGTAACAATCATTATAACTTTCACATTTGTTATAAGATTTATTATCATTTATGCAATCTTTTGTATAAGTTACATAATATTTGCACTCACTTACATCAACTCCGTCTATTATTTTTTCTTCCATTGTTATCTCTTTTCTTCAAAAAACTTTTTAAATTTTTCATTACCATATTGACCTTGTGTCAAGTCTATTGTTTGTTGGACAGTCAATTTATCAGGTAGTTTATTGTTTTCTACAAAATATCTTGTTCCTGCTTCACATGCACCAGTTATAACTCTATACATTTTGATGATGTCTTTTAATTCAAATTCATCATCAAGTTGTACATCGTTATATATGCTTGTATCTCTATTAGATATTTTGTATATTAAACTTTCTCTTGCTTCTTTAATAGTTGCCCCATGAGAATAAATACATCCGTCTTGAACAATATAACTTATATTATCCTCGCCATAATTTTTAACTTTATATACATTACCTCTATGGTTAATAACTTTTGATAGTATGTTATCTACAATTATTGCTTTATACTGTTTTTTATCATTAACATAGTAATATCCGTTTTTTATATAACCTTTAATTTGATAAGGACATGTTTGTATATGTTTATCTGATATATCATAAAATTCAAATACATCTTTGCGAATTAAAACACAATATGAACCAGTCTTAAATGTGCAATCTGAACCAGTATCAAATGTGCAATCTGAACTAGTCTTAAATGTGCAATATGAACCAGTATCAAATGTGCAATATGAACCAGTATCAAATGTGCAATATGAACCAGTATCAAATGTGCAACCTGAACCAGTATCAAATGTGCAACCTAAACCAGTCTTAAATGTGCAACCTAAACCAGTCTTAAATGTGCAATATGAACCAGTATCAAATGTGCAACCTGAACTAGTCTTAAATGTGCAACCTGAACCAGTCTTAAATGTGCAACCTGAACCAGTCTTAAATGTGCAACCTGAACTAGTCTTAAATGTGCAATATGAACCAGTATCAAATGTGCAATATGAACCAGTATCAAATGTGCAATATGAACTAGTCTTAAATGTGCAATATGAACCAGTATCAAATGTGCAATCTGAACCAGTATCAAATGTGCAATCTGAACCAGTCTTAAATGTGCAACCTAAACCAGTCTTAAATGTGCAATATGAACCAGTATCAAATGTGCAACTACCAATATTCTTAAAATCTAAAACTAAACCACTTTCTAATGTACTAAATGTTCTAGTTTTTTCATCCCAAGTGTAAAGTTTTTCACTTAATTTTTTACCGTTTTTTGTTACTGAAAATTTTAATTCTTTCATTTTTTACTCCTATAAAATACCCCCATACGACTACTACAACGCATGAGGGTATCTAACGATACATTTATAAACTTTTGATGTAGTAGTAAAGTTATTGTTTATTTTATTTTAAAACGGAATATCAGAAGTGTCAATATCTTTTTTAACCGATTTTGATATTGCTTTTGTACTTTTATATTCACGATATTTTTTAACATCAAACGGACATTTTAAATATCCGCTATCTTTTTCTTTTTCTGTGTCGATATAAAGAAATTTACCTAATATATCATCAGGTGTATAATCTTCTTCCGGAAAATTTACACCGTCGGCAAGTCCTAAACCTGTAAATAGACCTAATGTCTTTGTTGCTGCTTTGCCAAAGAACATAAAATTATCACACATTTTTATGCCCTCTTTGCTTTCAAATTTAACTTGCCAATACTCATTATTTGCTCTACTTACTTTTTCGTTAACTTCATAAATTTTAAACAAGTATTCCCCTTTTTCGTATTCAATTTTTTCTGCCACTTCTGCATCTTCACTAAAACGTACCATAATTTTCTATCTCCTTTTCTGTCTTGTACCAATTCTCTTGCCATACACAAAATAAATTAGTTTTTTGTAAATACCTTATAAAATCATCAACAAGTTGTTCTGCTTCACCGTCTTTATATGTGTAACTTTCAACATAGCATTCTTCATTTATCAAATAAGCAAAGTTTTTAATGCCTGTGCAATATGGATAAATTAGATGTTGAGATGTTTTGCCGTATTTTCCGACAACATAAATTTTTGTAGTTTTAACATCGTAAATACAAGTTGGTTGTAATACATCAATAATACCTAAAAGCATAATGTCTTTATACATTTTACTTACTTTTACTTGATATAAGCCACCTTTAACATATTCGTTATATAATGGCTTATTACCCGCATATACTTCATTTTCAAAGTCTATGCCAAATTTTTGTGCATCCGTCGTCGGTTTTTCTATCCTATGCAGATAGTCTATAAAATCTTGACTATCTGCATTCTCTGTATTTACCATATAAAGCCATGAGTTAAGCAAACTAGGACTTATATAATTTATTTTGTCGTTGCACATTTTACAAATCTTCCTTTATTAAACTCATAATCTGCAAATTTTTGTTTAAGTTCATTAAACAAAATAATTTTGTTAGCGTCAGATAAATCCATTTCTTTAAAAGCTGTTAGAACTGCGTTAGGTTCTAATGCTTCATGTATTAAGTACCTGCCGTCTGCAAGTTGTTTTTCTATCTCTTGCAGTTCTTGACTTTCTTCCAAACGTCTTTGTCTTGTAGGTTCAATAATTTCATCAGTCAAAAACGTATTAGCCATACCCTCTTTAAGTGTTGGTATTTCTATATAATCATCAAGTTGAATACTATTTTTTGCATAAAATCTAGCACTAGGGCTAAATGAGATACTTCTTGTTTTTCCTATCATCTCACAAAACCCTAAGAAGTCTAGAATTTTAATTATATCTTTTGATGTGCTGCCTGCTACATCCATTCTATACACCTTATTTTCACCGTCTTTATCCTCTGCTGTATGAGCAACAAAAATAAGGTTTTTGTTTAAGTCTTGCAGTTTCATTTTTAAATTTTGAAACTCTGTTTTAATTAAACCCCATATTTTTATGTTATAAGTACCACCTCTTGTAATCAAACTTTTATCTAATTCACTAAAATATTTGAGCATAAAGTTTACAAGTTCACCCAAAGTATCAATCACGATTGTTTCATAATCTGATAAATCCTCTTCAAGCACGTCTAAAACATCCTGATACTTTTTTACTTGCACCGTATCTGTACGGTATTCTTTTTGCACCCTGTGTACGCCTTTGTCTGTATCTAATAACAAACATTTTGGTGCAGACAATGCAAGCGTTGTTTTTCCAATGCCTGCAACTCCATAAATACAACCTACAATATTTGTAGGCAATTCAATTTCTTCTTTTTTCTTGATTAATGACATAAATTTTTCCCTTTCTTTTTTTTACCTAAATAAAAAACCTTTTGCTTGCTACTACTCAAACAAAAGGCACATATATATAATAAGAATTAGTGTTTCAATTTTTTGTTTTGTAGTAGTATATTCATTTTACATCAAATATTTTTTTGTGTCAAATATTTTAAGAAATGTTACGCATTTGTATTGGCATAATGATATTAAAATCACTCTCACCCTTAATAACAGTAGGACTTAATGACTGATTAAATTCTACAATTAATGTATCATCTGAAACATTTTTACAACAATTAAGCAATAAATCAACATTAAACGCAATTTTTAACGGTTCATAATTATAATCAATGTCAATTATTGATTTACCTTGCTTTTCCGTACCCTCAACACTTACAGATAAAGTATTATTTTCTGCTTCAAGTATTATTATTCTGTTTCTATCTGTCAATATTACTTGTAAAAGTTCTAATACATTGATAAATCTTTGTTTATCAACACTAAACCTTTTTTCGTGATGTGGTATTAACTGTTTATATTTTGGATATTGTCCGTTTTTTTGCATTGTAATTACAAGGCATTTTTCATTAAATGCTATTATTTGATTTTTTTGCGTTATCAGATTAAAATCTGCTTCCATACAAAATACAATATTTGATATAAATAATTTATCAAGTAATAACTGTTCTTTATCATAAGCAATAGCACCAATAGTCAAAACATTGCCATTTGTAGCAACAATCTCATTATCTTGTAAGCATAAGCAAGATAAAATATTGTTATAATTCTCATCACTTGCCGCATAAAGTCTGTTTTTAACTGCTTTTTTAAATTCTGCAATATCAAATTTTACTGCTTCCGCTTCGTCTATCTCAATATCTTTTAAAAATTTTTCTTTGATATACGGCAATTTTAAAACCGACTTACCGCAAGTTATTTTCCCATTATCAAATTCTATTAAACCGTCTAATTTATTGATAACCGATAAAAAATCTTTAGCATTTATTAAAATGCTTTCACCCTCTGCAAGTAAAACATCTGTATAATATACAAGTGTGTTATTCCCATTTGATGCTGATATTTTTAATGTTGTGTCATCAACAACATCAAATTGGATATTTTTATAAACGTCAATTTGATTTTGCGTTGCTGTTAATTTTGCTAAATTATTAACAGCAACTAATAATTCATTTTTATGAACTTGAAATTTCATTTTTTACCTCCTTTTTTATTATTTTATTATTTAATTATTTTTTGTCAATTTAAAAAATTCTTCTTCTATTATCATTATTCTAATCTTCATAAGTTATAAATGCGTGAAATTTACCTGTATCTGTATCATAAGCTGTATTTATTGATATAATATTTTGTTTCGTCAATTGTAATTCATTACAACGTTCTTCAATATATTTTGTTAATCTAAAAGCGGATCTTGTGTTAACTTCTATACATCTTGTCATTATTCTACTCCTATAACTTCATCTATCTTCATTTTGATGACACCTAATGAGCAATTACCACATATCGTAGGACATAATTTCTTTTCAAATTCTTGGTATAATAATTTTCTTATATATTCAAGTGCTTTCTCAAGTTTTTTGTTATGTGCTGTTATTCTTATTGACTTTTTTACTAATCCTGCAATTGCTTCACAATTCAAGCCCTCAAAGTATTCATCATCAAACGGTTTAACATTCTTTTTTAATAATTCATATTTTTTTATTATGTCGCATTCTGTCATTGTTTTGTTCCTTTCTTTATATCATCAATACTTTATGTTATACTATTATTAGTATCCTAAGATTTCTACCTGCATTGTTAAATGTTCATAGTGCTTAGGGTTTTTATATATTCTATCGCTTCAATATGCCCTTTTGCAACAAAATAATTATAACCATTATCATTAAAATATTGTTGCCATTTTTTCTGAAAATCTGATAATACACCACCTTTAATGCGTTTCATTTCTAAAAATAAAACATTACCACTACCCAATAAGATAACTAAATCAGGTGAGCCGTTTACAAGTCCCTCTGCACGCATATAATTAATATAATTAACACCTAAATTCGTTACAAAACCATTTGGTACAGCAAAATATTTTATGTTATTTTTTTTGCACCATGCAACAACTTGTTTTTGTTCTTCGTGTTCATCCGGTAATGTATTAATCTTTTTTGCATTCAATATCTTTTGTGCAGTTACATTTCCGCTAATTTTGTAATGTTGTTTTATTAAATTATTAAATTCATCCTCTGTGTACTTTTGCAAATATTCTTTTGTTTTTGAAAAATCAATATTATTCTTTTTTAAATACGCATGTATTTTTGTTTCGTAGTTTTCAAACATATCATCATCCTCAATGGCTAAATCATCACTTTTCATTTATCCCCCTTATTCAATATCAACACTCCAATCAAATACTTGTATAATTTCTGTTAACACACTATCACCCTCTGTGAATTTACCAAATACAGATGCAACTTCGTATTCATCAGGTGCATAGACGTCATTAATATCTATCTCTTGAATATCTTTATCAAAAGTATCATATCTCGTTGTATTACATTCATATTTAATGTAAGTCCTTATAATTTTTTCTTCATTATATTTTTTCACCCTTGCAAGTGCTAAAACATAACCCTCGACTATTACATACATTTTTATTTTTCCTCCATTATTACATAACTTACGCTATTTTTATAACCTTTAATTTCATACAAGTTATAACCTTGTAATTTTAGTTTTTGTATAATTTTATCTATATTTTTATCCCAAAAACTTTTAAATTCATTACCATTAATAAATTTTGTTGCTCGTAAATCTCTTTTTGTTACAGTATTATTGACATTTTCAATAAAATAATTAACAAATTTATCTATTGTAGACAATGATTTTTTATTTATTAAAACATCCGGATTTAAAACCGCATATGCAATTAATCGTCTAATTGCAGCAGACTGATTAATTTTATTTTTTAATAACAAAGGTATAAAATAATTTTTATAGAACACATCATCAATAAAAAAAGTTCTATAATCATAACCCATATTAATTTTTTCTCTACATAAATGTTTTAATTCTTCATCATTATGAGCAATACAAGTATCACATAAAATACTTTTTTCTTGCCTTTTTTTTAAAATCTTTCCACATTGTTTACATATTTGCATAAAATACCTCTAAAAAAATATACCCACTTTATACAATCCTGCATAGTATAAAATGGGTATATTTATATGATAAATATATTTTTTTATTTTTACTTGCAGGATATATTTTTATTTTATAAAATATATAAAATATAGTCAATATATATGTTAAGATATATTACATAAAATTATTTTTAAAATTATTATTGTAAAAATTAGGTTAAAACATAGACTATATCTATATTTGATTGTAATTTACAAAATTACTTCTGTTGTTGTATTAAATAATGCACTAAAATCAATAATAACAATACTTTTAGTCTTTAAAATTCTATAAATTTCTTAAATTATTAATTTTTAAGGGTATTAATATATTTATTTATTTTGATATAAAAATGGTCTGAAACATAATAATATCAATAATAAAAGCCCGTTTAAGATAAATAATCTATATAATAATAATATTATTATAATAATAATTTTATAATTTTTATAATTTTAAAGGTATTTTTAAGACCTAAATCCTTTATTTATGCGTGTTTCATAAAATTAGTTAATACAACAACAATGATAATTTTAAAAACAACCTCAAAGCTAGTTATATCAAGTGTTATGTAAATTTCACACCCTAAATAAATTTAAAAATACTTGACTTTTTTGTTAATAAGTATTACAATTCTAGTATGACACCGTATGAAATTTTGTATATTATTTTAAGTAATATGGGTTTCCCTGATACCCTTATGGGTTATCAGGTTAATTATTACCGTTCATTTGGTGAAGCTGACATTGTTGTATCTGATGATATGACAATTGAACAGAAAGTTAATCTGATGCGTGATTTTATTAAAGAACATTATAAAGTGTTATTTGAAAATATTTATATTGATGATAGTATTAAACATTATGAGGTTGAAAAAGTGCTTACTCTGTTTAATATGGATGAGGTGAAATAATGGCAGGTAAAAAGCAAGGTGATTTAGATAAACAAAAATTAGATTTTTGTAAATATTATGCTCAAGGTTTATCCTGTCCGCAAGCTGCTATTAAAGCTGGGTACTCTAAAAAAACTGCTGATGCTAAAGCGTATCAATGGTTGGCTGATGATAGGGTTAAAAAAGCTATTGATAATTTTAAGGAAAAAGCTCAACAACATATTGAAAAAAAGTTTTGTTACACTATTGAGGAAAGTTTTAAAAAATTACAAGAAATACAAGAACTTGCCTATGAGCAGGACGAAAAAGGCAAATACTATAACTTAACTGTTGCTGCTAAAGTTGAAGAACTTAAAGGAAAATTAGCCGGTCTTTATATTGAAAAACAACAAATTGACGGTGTTGGTGTTAATATAACTTTTAATAGAAACTATGATTAACATTGAATTTAACAAACATTTTAAGGAGTTTAACGAAACTAAATGCAGATACCGCATAGCGTTCGGAAGTGCGGGCAGCGGAAAATCTGTAAACATCGCTCAAGATTATATTATGAAACTTGCTGATATGTATTATAAGGGTGCTAATTTGCTTGTTCTACGTAAAGTTGATGATACTAATAGAAACTCTACTTTTGCTGAACTTTGCTCCGCTATTTATCGTATATTCCCTGCTGATGTCGTTGATAAATGTTGGAAAATTACAACTAACCCATTAATGATTGAAAATTTACAGACCGGTTCACAAATTATTTTTAGGGGCATGAATGACGATAAACAAAGAGAAAAAGTTAAGTCTATTACTTTTGCTAATGGAAAATTAACGTGGATATGGCTTGAAGAAGCTACTGAATTTGCTGAAAGCGATATTGACATCCTAGATGACCGTTTAAGAGGTCGTTTATCAAATCCTAACTTATATTATCAAATGACATTTTCTTTTAACCCTGTGTCTGCTAGCCATTGGATAAAGCGAAAATATTTTGATTATAGAGATGAGGATATTTTTACTCATCATTCTACATATTTACAAAATCGGTTTATTGATGATGCGTACCATAAGCGTATGGAACGACGACGGATACAAGACCCTGAGGGCTATCAAGTGTATGGACTTGGGGCATGGGGTACATTAGGCGGGTTAATCTTAACCAATTATGAGATACATAATTTTAATACTGATGAAATGTATTTTGATAAAATGTTTATCGGGCAAGATTTTGGCTACAATCACCAAAATGCAATACTTACAGTCGGATACAAGGATGATGAACTTTATATATGTTCTGAAATTTATGTAAATGAAAAGGATACTGACGAAATTATTCAAATTGCTAATGAACGCAATTTAAATAAAAAACTTACAATGTGGTGTGATAGTGCTGAACCTGACAGGATTAAAATGTGGGTTAAGGCAGGTTATCGTGCAAAACCTGTTTGTAAAGAAAAAGGTGCGAACGGTAAAACATCCGTAAATGCTCAAATAGATTGGTTGAAGCAGCATAAAATACATATACATCCTGATTGTGTTAATACTATTAAAGAAATTCAACAATGGAAATGGGTTAAAGATAAACAAACAGGACTTTATATTGATGAACCTGTATGCTTCTTTGATGATGCTATGGCTGCGTTAAGGTATTCTATTGAAACTATACGTAAAAATAAAGTGTCTATTTACAATGTGATATAATATAAATAGTTTTAGTGAACATTTTATTTTTCAACTTTCATTTTTTACCAAAGACAGATTTAAAAATCTGTCTTTATTTTACATTGTAGTTATATATAGCTTGTTTTTTGTTTTTGCCATATAAATATGAAACGTGTATCCATATAATACCTTTGCTATTGCGTTCAAATAAAAGCTGATTATACTCTAAATTATCTCTAATATACATAAATACGTCATGCAAATTAATTTTACTATCATACATTACAAAATCCGCTGCTTGCCCGTATAGGTGTTCTGAATTAATTGCACCGCCTACTTTTTGATTAAGCGTTTTACATCTGTAACCACTTGTAATATTTATTGCACCAAATTTAAGTCGTACCGGTTGCAAAACATAATGAATTAAGTCTTGCATTTTATCAAGTGCTTGTATTGTAGGCATATTGTTAATATTATTAATTACAGCTGTATCGGAATATATCAATTCAGAAATATGCGTATATAATTTATCCACCTTTGCTCCTCAACATTGCTTCATATACAAATAACCACATAGTTATTTTACGATTATTTCTATATATAACTATTATATCTTGCATTCTTGTATACCATTGTCAATAATGTATTTATAAAAATGTGCTGGTGTTATGCAATATGACGGAAGCATAAAGTATTCTAATATAGGGTAGAATGCTTTTGCAATGTATTCACTACAAATATAACCGCGTTTATCTCTTTGTTTACCATTGTTTTTATTTATAGCTGCAAGCATTAAATCTTTTATTGTTGCCATTGCATACTGTTCCCCTAAGAGTTCATCCAATACAGGTACGGACACGTCAATTTGATAAAACTTATATTCATTTACATTTTCTAACTTTAAAAACTTCTCTTGCTTGTAATGACGTACACCGCTATTTAAGCCGTATTCAAGTCGTGCGGTGTGTGTGCTTTCATATATTGTCCATTCGCCATATACATAAGCCAATGCAATTATGTGTGTAGGTACTTTATCTGTTTCAGGGCAATATATTTTACTATATTTTGCTATTTTTTTTGCAATTAAAGATGTGCCGAATTGTAAACCGATATATGTTTTTGTTTTATCAAAATTTTCAAACATTATGCCTATCCTTATACATTTTAGATTTTTTCTGCAACTGTTTTTGTAAAAGTGCATTTAATTTTTTCTCAACTTTAGCTCCTGCTTTGGCGATTTTTTCTTTTACTTCTTGCGGTATTTGATTGGCAGGTATTCCTTGTGCATCAATATAACCCACTGCAAAATTAATTACAGCCATGTTAGCTGCAAAACGTAAATCGTCTACTTTTTCGTAACTATCCCATTTTGCAAGAACATTGGAAACGATAAAATCCTCTATTGCTTCTCTTGTGTCATCAAATTTAAAAATGATATTTTTAATAAATTGCATTTTCAATAATCTCTCTCAATCGTTCTTCCGCAGGGTTATTATTGAGTTCTACCAAATATGCTTGATATTTTTCTTCTATCTCTAATACTTTTAAAGCAACTTGATTATATAAATCTTTAAAAGATGTTTTATTAACTTTTTCAAGCACTAAATCACCATTTTTATAAATCCCGATTTGCACTTTTTCAATTACATCATTATCAAGTATTTGTTTTAATGGTGTATATTTTTCTAAAAACATTGGTTTTAATCCATAATCACCATAATTAAATATCGTGTCCATTTGTTCATCTCTACGCATTTTAATTAAGCCAATTACTTGATTTAATAAATTTATATATTCTTGTTTTTCCATAGCTTATCCCCTTAATTTTGCCAACGCCCCAATATCATACCGTCTGTAGTTATAATTCCAATTGTCTGATTTGTTTCATTGGTTACGTTTGTAAAATTCTTTGTTGCATAACCAATATTTATTTGTCCACCAGACCATACTCTTAAAGCGGTTACACAATTAGATATAGTCTGTACTGAATTAGCTAAATTTATTCTTGCCCCCTCACCTGCATAAATTGCATAAGTTGTATTATCTATTGTACAATTATATAAACGTGCTGCACCAAATGTAGAGTACGCTTGTATGCCAAATTCACCGTTTTTTAATTTAACTGTTGATACTTGACCACTTGCTTGTCCCCTAAATGTTAAAAGCGCATTATTTAATGTTTTTGTTGCATTTTTTATCGTTAATTGTCTGATAAATGTATAACCATTCTGCATCTCTATGCAAGTATATTCGTTCGAATTAGTACAATTAATTATTGTACTGTCAACACCTGCTCCACTAATTCTTAAACAAGCAATGTTATTAGGCAATGTTCCGTTAGTATTCCCTATTAATAAATGTGATGTAATATTATAAGTTCCTGCTGCAAGCTCAATACTTACTGTACCTGGACAAACTTTTCCATTCAAGCTGTCAATAGCTTCTTGTAGTGTTGCAAAATCACCTGTACCATCTGCTTTAAGATTTATTGTATAACCGTCAGGTAAGAAATTTGCATTAGACATCAATCCTAAATCTTCACTTGTTTTGTTACCTGCTAATTTAACACCGTTTATCTGCGGTTGATTGAATAACTCATTATAATTTGTTGTTCCGCCTGAACCGCCGCCTTGTTCTTTTGTTAAATCTATATAATCCATTATTGCACCTCTTGAATTTCAAAGTTAGTAGGTATTGTGATACATTTAACATAAATATTTAAACCGCTAACTTTTTTAAATTTAATTGCGTTTGTTAAAATGCCTGTTTTATTATCTTCAGGTGTTGTTGTATCTTGTGCGAATAATATATTAGCATCACCGTATGCAGTAATACCATAACCATTTGATACAGTTTTTGCTTGTAAAAAATATGTAGTATCATCTATTAAATTTTCTACTTCTTGCCATTCTTGACTTGTTAAATCAAAATTCATATTTACCCCCTATATATTTATTATATAACACAAAAGAGAGAGGTTTAATCTCTCTCTTTGTACACAATAAGCTTTCTCAAGGATGTAAATTTAAAATAAGTCGCCATGCTTATTTACTTATTGTATTTATGAAGTTAACAGACTCACTTTATATTGTTTCTCGGCATACAATGTAGTAAATTCAATATAAAACTGTGTCCATTCTCCTATCGTCATTGGTAATGGATGATGTTGATGTTGTATTAGCCATTCTTCCGTGCATTCTTCTTCTTTTGTAAAATCAGGTGTATCGTAGAATATAACCATATTTGCTATAGTTTCAGTTAATTCACCCATAGCGTTTACAATATTATTTACTGTATCAATTGACTGCTGTGCATTAGCATATCCTCTAGGTATCAATCTATAATTACCCTTAGATGTTAATAAAAACTGTTGTTCAAACTCTGCTTTACGTCTTGCCGTTTCTTCTTTTTCCCAATTAGGATTGATTATCGGCTCACCGTCTTTCATTATCTCATTATCCTCTAATGCAAATAACGCTTTGTCGGTTTCTTCAATTCTGCAATGATAACCCTCATGAAAGCAATCTTGATTGTACTTGAAAATAAAATTATCCTTTTCTTCTGCTGTAAATGGTTTGTTTAATCTATATGACATAATTTAATCCTTTCGATATAAATGAGAAGCTATAAGTTATTAATACCCTCTAGCATACCAACCAAATTGCCTGCTTCTTGATAGACGGCTTATATAAAAACTAGTATTTGTTATACGGTTAAGCACCCCTGAAAAATCAGCACCATTTGAATTTAAAAAAGTGGTTCCATCTGCACTAAAAGCAGCATCAAAGCTATTAGTTGTAGATATAATAGGTAATTGGGTAAATGAATAAGAACCCATACTAATAGTTACTTGATAATTATTAACAGTAGTAAATGTACTATCAGTGTCAAATAGCCCCCAGCACTCCTTAAAACCGCTTGACCATACCCTGTAACCGCTTGTACCTGAACCGCCTTGTGCAATTACCATATCGGGCTTAGTAGATGAGATTGTTGTTCTACTTGAACAACGTAAAGAGCTACTTAAACCTGAACATGAATACCATGCACCATTACTCATATAACAAGGTGTTGATGAGTCCCCTGCACTGCCTGTTATTTTTGCTTGATATATTGCATTTAACAATGTCTGTATATTGCTACTTAAACTTGTAACATTCGATAATGTTCTATCCGCATAATCATAAGCAACCCAAGCGGTCGTATCACTTAAAGCACTTGTATTGTTATTTATTAATGATTGATATAATTGAACATTTGTACCATTTATTAATTTTACAATACTACCTTGATAATATGTTGTTCCGCTATCCCATTCAGGTATGCCCTCTTGCAATAAATAATTTAAAAAATAAGATTGTACTTTATCTAAACCGTTACGTTCTTGTAATGTAGGATAACAGTTTTCTCCTACTATTGCTGCTTGCCATCCATTTTGCCATGCCGGTAAAGATTGGATTTCTGTTATATCAGTAGTAGTAACTTTTGTACCTGCATTAAGTGAGCCGAATTGTCCAACTTCTGTTGCATTTTCTGCAAAAACCTTACTTGTTACTCTTTGTAATCTTGCCATTTTTAAAATATCCTATCTAAAATTATTTGACACCCTGACGGTGTTAATAAACAGTTTTTTAGCTGTGCTAGTCTTATTATACTATACAATGAATTATTATAATGATAAGTTACTTGTTGTACTCCCCATGTTGTATATACTAAATTCCCAAAAATATTATGAATGGTATCATCTATACTTTTATTTGTATTGACTAAATTATTTTTAGCAATTTTTAGTTTAAGTAGTGTTCTAAAATCATTGTCGCTTAATCGATTAGTAGTTGAAATTATATCATTGTAATTTAAATATGCACCGTCCTCTGCTGTTTCATTGTTCCAATCTTTATAACAACCTTGTAAAATGTTAGGTGCTTCATTCCAATGATAATATGCTAACCATAATTTATTTTCATAACTAGCACCTGCAAAATATCTATCTATACCCTCCCACATTCCGATTATATCAAGTTGATAACCGACTGCAGTTTCAATATCAAACCCGTTTCTAATCTGCCATAAAAGCATATTTGCTAATAGTGATTTGCAATGTAATTTAACGGTTTCCATTGCCTTTGGTAAACCGTTGTATTGGATTTCAAGCAAATTTGTATATGCCTGTATAATCTCATTTTGCATTTCATCATAATTAGTGTTCATTAATATTGAACCTCTGTAATTGTTATATTATTTGCATCAACTGTAAATATATTTTGCTTACTTGCAGTTTCAATAAATTCTGTCCATGTGTTGCCGTCTGTGCTAATTTCTAAATAGGTACAAACACCGCCACCGCCATTTGCTTCAATTGCTTCTTGTGCTATTGTAACAATTTCAGCACTGTCGGCAAATTGATTTATTTTAAATTTTAAATTTTGTACTATATAATTTTTGATACCTTGTTGATTGATAAACATAATTTCCGCATTTGTATGCTGAAAGTTAAATTTAATGTATAAAGGTACTGCAATAGGTCTATCAAAATTTACACCTAAAACTTGACCGCTTGCTGTCGGTACATCAATACTTATATTTCCTTTTGTTCCTGAACCAGCCATGTTTGCATATATAACAGTAGCAATTTCTGCGTTACTTCCACCCTCTGCAATTACCCATATATAACCTATAGGAATACCGTCTGCATCTGTTGTACTTGGATAATTTTTATAGTCATGATTATAAACCGCTGCTTGTGTTAATCCGTTAAGTTCTAATAATTGCCCTAAAATACTATCACTAGCATTCTGTGATTGGTTTTCTAAACCTCTCTCACGTCTTATAGCAAATTCATCATCTGTTTCTTGATTTTCTCCTATAGTTGTAGGTGATGATGAGTTTGTTACAGATGTAACACCGTTTATTATTGTTACTTGGTTAGTAATTGTATTTAAAACAGGTTGAACAAGTCCGATATTTTGTGCCCTAAATGGTAATGTATAAGTGCCTGCGGTTAAAGTTGTAGTATCAATTAAGAAATACTGATTACCGTTATTATCAGCAATTGCATAACTTGTTGCATTAACATCATTGTAATTTGCATCTAAGCCCTGCAATGTAACTGTTTTATTTACTACGATTGTAATAGGCACAATTGTAAAAGTTCCGCCTTTACGAGTTAAATTGTTAAGTGCATATCTAACATCTTGAATACGTCCTCTGCAAGCTGTCGGATTAAAAGAGTTAAAAACTCCCATTGTTAATTCTCTTAAATCTACATTTATTTGTGTAAAAATATCTATTAATTGCCCGTCTTGCGTATTACTACCGATAGCAATATCATCACCATAAATAGACTTATAGCCATTTTTTAATGTTGTTTTAATTTCTTCACTTGTTGCAACTTGTAAACCGTTTTCATCTAATAAATCAGGCATTTTTACTCCTACATATTAAAATTTATTGTTAAAGGATTTTGGCTAAAAATATGAGTAATTGTAAATTGTGTTGTATATGTTCTATCTGATATAAAACTTTCAAAATTTTCTAAACTTAAAACATAAAATTTATTTGTAACTAGATTTTGTATATCTGCATCTAATAATTGACGTTGATTTTTATTCCCTAATCTTGTTTTCCAATCAATTCCTGCTTCTAAATCGGCAAACCAATCATATTTCCATTCTTGCAATGATGTTTTTAAATCTTGTTCAACTGCTAAAGAATTATCAACATAAAAATTAGTTGATGCATTGCCAAAAGTCCAATCATTATCAGCTGTATTAACTCTTATTTTTAGCATAATTAAATCCTTATTTAATTATACTATAACACCACCTGTCGGATTTCCTTGATTACCATTTGAATGTGTATGTGATGTATAAGGTTGACCGTTAATAATTAATGTGCCATTAATATTAATAGTATTAGCGGTTAAATTAATCGTATCAGCATTTATGTTTAAATTACCGGTTGTTGTAATATTAAAATTACCGTCTTGTGTCGGTTGAGCAAGAGGAATGCAAATAGCATAATTAAATGAGTGTAATTCATCTGTTTTACAAATAGATACTTCGCCTGTTTCAAAATAACTTGTAAATTCTCTGTCATTAAAAAGCAATAAACAAGGTTGATTTTGTAACAATGGATAATTGATATTATTTTCACTGTTACCCATGTAATAAATCTTTGCGGTTATTGGCGGATATTCTTTTGCTTCTGATAACCCATTAGCACTTGTACCTAAAGTTTTTTTATTTGTCAACAGACATTCTGCTTCAAGTCCGTTTACACTTTGTATTATACCGATACGCATACAATTGATTTTAGCCATTATTTCAAACTGCTTTAAATCTAATATATGTTTTAATGTCGGATTATTGGCATAATTGCTAAAATTATCTGTCATTTGCTATTTTACCTCTGCTTGTAGTAATATCAACATGAATAAAACCGCTACCTAAATACTTTCTACCGTTCCAAAATTTTACTAAGTTTTGATATGTGTAATAATTCGGTACACCTATAATTGTAAAATCTAATGCATAACCTTGAATATGTGATGAATTAGGATGTGCATTAGGTATTGTTGCGTTATATGATGAACTTCTCCAACCTGAATTGATTTGTACTTTATTATTAGGATAAAATTTATCAACAAAAGATTGTAATGTAGTTGCTACTTTATAAAGGTTATTCATTACAGTTAAACTTGGTACACTACCCTGCTGTGAATAATTTAATATAACTTCATCCCACCAAATATTTTTGCTTATACGTTCATGTGGTACATAATTATTTTTTATTATAAAATCTCTTATACGTCTGATTTGACCGAGAATAATATTATCAACTGATTTAACTTGAAAACCTTTTACTTCACTTAATGGCTCATAAGTCGATATTCCGCTAAAGATTTGATTTGAATTAGGTATTAAAGCACCGATATATAAATTAAGAGTTGTTCTTGCTTCGCCTGCAACAGCACCGCTTATTGTTCCTGTGTGATGTATGCCTACAACTTTAAATTGCCCATTAAAAATAGGTGCAGTTCTGCTTTCAATCTCTACTAATTGACCTACAACCATTTTAGGTTCAAAGATTAAATCAGCTTCAACGTTTGTATCTCTACGTCTTGGCGTTCCTAAAAGACCTGTTTCACTTGTTATTTTAGGTATTGATACATCTGCAAGCACTTCATTATTTTGTAATATATTTACTTGGTTTAAATCTATTACAACGTGATTACCTGTTAATTTATTCAACGCAACAAAAGTTTTATCATCAACAATTAAGCTATTAGTTAAAGTTCCCTCTAAATTACCAATAGCACCGATTTTTAAGTTAGGAAAATCATTAATTAAAGCTTTTGCAACTTCTTTTTTTTCTGTTCCTGCTGCAAATTTATGTATTGAATAACTTTGAATAATATCATTATCAAATGCTTGTATTTCTGTTATTATATTTGGCGTTTCTTCTTGACTGTATGCCTGTTGTACTCTGCCTGTAAAAATCAATGTTAAATCATCACCATAACCTGCATAAAAATCAACAAAACATTGACGATTTATATTGTATCTGTCTTGAAAAATTTTTTCTCTTGTCTTTGGTGCAAGATTATATAATCTAAAAGTTGCTGTATTTGCTTGACTGCTTGTATTTCTGTTTATATCAAATTCACAAGTCAAAGGGAATTTTATTGTTAATTCTATTGCTTCCTCTGTTTCTGTTGCAGGTGCAGTATAAACAAGTTTGTAATTTCTTAAAAATTTATTGCTCATTAAATACTACACTTTCAACTTCTTCAACTTCTTGTTTTGTTAATAAAAACATCCGTACTCTATTATTAACAAAGTCCTCAATGCTATATGGTTCTACATGATCATCCGCTGCAAAACCTATGCCAAAGGGTATCATGTTTCTAAAATGTCTTAATAAATTAGGAAATAATGCAACCTTTAAACCATAAATTGAAATATCATTATAAATAACATCACAAAACCAACTCATTTGAGTAGGCATAAAACGCAAATTAAATTGTACTAGTTCTTTTGTATCAAGAACAAGTTGCATTGTTTGTGTCGGTTTATTTGTGATTTGTGTTATTATTTGCATTTTAATTACCTATAAATGTTCTATAAAGTGTTGATACAAGTTCTTGTTGACCTTGTACCTTACCTAAATTTTCTGTAATAGCTTTTTGCTGTGCCACTCTGCCTGCGTATTTTTTAGTATTTACGTTTACTAATTGTGTAGCAACAGAGTTATACTCTTTTACTGTAACATTTAAATCCGATACACTTGTGCTGTCGCCCTGTTCTATATGAACATCTTGAATAAGCATATTGTCAAAAGTTCCGTAAGGTGTTTTAACGGTTACAATTGTCCTATTATCCCTTAAATCCCTTAAAGCTTGATAAACTTGTTCTTGTTTACTTGCAGGTGTTGATTTATTTTTATTAAAAATATCTTTTATATTTTTAAAACTATTGATATAACGATTAATAGAACTTTCAACATACCTCGAAGCGTTGACAACAACATTTGCATAACTACTTATAGGTGGTAACAATGCACTAATCGGAGCAATTTTGCTAAATGCGTTTTCTATTGCTCCGGTAACCATTAATGACCTATCATAAACTTTTTCTGCAACAAAACCTGATAATGTTATTTCTATAGGTTTTATAGCCATTGTATCTTGTACAGCAGTGTTATCTTCGACATAATGGTCTGTTATGTCAGCTTGCATACTTAAACTATCATTTTTAATAATATCGAATAGCACCTCAATGTTTTTTAGTTGATTATTGAGATTTGCTGTATATGTTAAGGATGATGTTAATGTTAATTGTTGTGCCATATTAATAACTCGTGTCGATTTGTAATTCTGCGTTCATTAAATCTGTTGTCTGCATTGCAACTTGTTGCGGAATAAATGAACTTGTTGAAATATAATTATTTTGTGTTACTGTACGATTATTATTTATAGATGATGTTTGTGGTAATGGTGTTAACAAATGATTATTAATATCAGGTGATAAAGGTTTAATAATCATATTTGTTAAAGGATTATTTAATATTTTATCAAAATTTTCAGTTAAAAAGTTTGTAGGTGTTTTTTCTTTCTTTCTATTACCAAAAAGCTTCCCTGTTATAGATTTACCACCTGCAAACCATACGGCAATATCCTCTATTATTAAATATAACCCTGTTAAAGCTGCAATAATTGGATTAAATCTTGCTAAAATAAACATAGCTAAACCACCTAAAGCAAGCTTTAATTGCGGTATCATTTTTAAAACATTTTGAATAATATCTATAAATTTACTTCCTTGTTGCAATATATTTGCAAAATTTTTACTAAAATTTATAAATGCAGGCAGAACTTTTAAAATTATTGTGTCTTTCAAGTAATTAAGTTGCATGTGTACAAGCCGTAAACCCATTGCATATTGTTGCATTGCTTGCCTTTGTGCAGGACTTAACATATATTGATTAGCAATTGCAGAATATTGTTGCATTTCTTCTTTACTCATGCGTAATATTGTCAACATTTCAGGACTTAAACCCATTTGTTGAATAATATTTGTTGCCGTCATATCGTCAATGCCTTTTATAGCTTGCCTTAAATCTTCAATAACTTGAACGGCATCTTTACCAACAGGACTAATTCCTAAAAGTTGAAATGGTGCTATGTTACCCTCACCTAAACGAATTTGAGCAAGATTACTTTCTAATGCTTGCATACTTCCCATAACATTTTCAGGGTTTAAATTATAATCAACAAGCATACCTGCACCTGCTATTTTGTTTACATTAGCAAGTGCAAGTCCTGTTTGTCTATTAAAATTTATGTATGCTTGATTACTCTTTAACATTGAGTTTGCAAGTCTATCAAAAGCAATATAAGCTGCACCTGCTGCAACCGCCATACGTCTTATAGTTTTAAAGATGTTATTAAATGAAATATCAGCTTTTTTAGATTTTTTGTCAGTATTATCTAACAAGTCATCAACTTTTTTCTTTGTTTTGTCGATGTCTTTATCATCTGTTTTAAAACCTAATTTTATAAATATTTCATCTATTGGACTTGCCATTAATTAGTTTCCTTATTAAGTTCAATAACTTCATTGTTAAAGTCATTCACAAACTGCATATAATTATATTGTAACATTATATAATTTACAGGTGTTTGCATAATTTTAACTAAATCACCGCTATAATATCCTTTTTCTGCCAAAGATAAAGCAATAGTTATAAATATATCGTCATCAATAACTATTTTCGGTAATTTTAATTTTTGATAGCTGTTTGATTTGTAAACTTTGAAACTATTTTCTTGATAAAAGGGCTAAGGTTGACCTCTAAGCAACCTATAACCATATCGTAATAATCTTCTCTAGCTTCGGGCTTGTCATCAAACAACTGTTCTTTTATTTGTATATTGTCATAATGGCAATATTGTAAACAGTTCATAATTTCATCATTAAAATCATCACTTGCTTCAAGTGTTAAATAAACATCTTTGAGCAATTGAAACAGTTTTGAACCAACCATGAGATTTTCTTCTGATTGTCCTAAAAACTCTTTATCAATATCAATACCCAATTTCAAAAGTTCTATTGCTAAAACTTTTTTTAATCTTCTTACATCTCCCCACGTTGCTTCATTAATAACGATTTTAGCACCGTTACAACCTTTAAACTCTTTCATTATTTCCCCCTTTTGTTAAATTATAACATAAAAAACCGCATATAAAACAATATATGCGGTAACATGTATAGCTTAAAAGGAGAAAAATTATAAAATACCTCTTGTCGCTAAAGCACCCTTTAAGGTATATGTAATAGTTGCTTGGTCTGCTTCACCCTCTGTATTAGATGTTGTACCGGGTTTATTTGTAAATACCATACCTATAATAGTATAAGTATCATAAGTAACTTTGCCTTGACCGTTACCCATACGTTTAACAAAAGCACCATTCATAAGATTAAATGCGATAAAATCATTTTCTTGATTAGCTAATAAACCATTTAAAAACCTATCGCCCTTGCTTCCACGCATTAATTTACATTCAATGTCAACTTGTGAACCTGCTTCATTTTTTGCGTAAATAGTGTTTTTGTTTTTTCCGGTTGTTACTGTTACAAGTTCATTAGGAAATGATATAGTTACAACTTCGCCATTTGCTGTATCTGCAATTAACGGTATATCATTAATTAAAAATGTATCATCACCTACTAAATTAAATATTCTACCCATTTATATTGTCCTTTCTATGCTTCAACATTAACAATTAATGTGCTAAAGTGTATTGCACCAGCTTTTTTAATTGCGATTTGTACAATTGGTGCTTGTCTTTTTTCTCGTTCTGTTTGACTTTGTTGTGCTATTGGTTGTGAATAAATATACCAACCATTTTGTTTGATTGCATCTAACATATCTTCACTATCACCAAAAGTAGCACCGTTCCATTCACCTGGTGCAGATATACCGTTTCTAACACATTTTTCACAAATTTGAGCGTACGCATTTTTTAAAGCGTTCATTCCTGCTTCTGTTTGAGGTACTTCGGTTTCTATTTGACGTAAGCAGTTATAACCTGCCACTTGCAAAGCTTCAACAATCCATATATTTTCTAATATTTCATCAGTAAAACCATTGCAAGAATTAGAAAAGTTTACAGGTAAACCGCCTTGACTTACATAAATATCAGAACCATAATTTTTTGCATTTAAAACATCATTCAATGTAGCATCTATACTTGGCTTAATACCTGCAATACTTTTTAAGTTCATTGTAATAGCGGTATCTGAACCGTTACGGTTAGGTGCTAATGCTCTACTTGCATAACCTGCACTATATAATTTTGCTTCAAGTAATGAATTTGAATTTGTCATAACTCTTACTTTATTAATTGATGCGGATTTTAAAGTACCTGCTAAAACTTCTATATTTTGTAATGAGCAATTTCCATGAAATAATGCTCTGTTTGTAGCTTGTATTTTAGGTGCGATAGTTTCAATATAAGTATTTTCACGATAACAAGTATCTAAAATACCACCAAAATAAACATCATTTGCCATTCTATTTATAGCTTCTAATAAAGTTTCTGTATCTACTGAATTTACTCCTGATGCTGATGTGCCTGCTGCTATATTTAATAATGTTGAACCTGTAATGTCTGTTCCACTCTCAGGAACATCCAAAACAACGCTTGATGATGTACCTACTGTTTTTGATGCAAATACTAAAGCACCATTATCAACTGTAATAAAACAATCAGGACGTTTCGCTAAAATAATATTTGCAACGTCTTGTATTGATTTACAAGCTGTAAAATTCATGTTTTTAATTTCAAAATCTTTACCGTCAATAGTTAATTTTATACCCCCGTCTGTAATAGTTTGAAAAGCTTCTAAATTTGCTGTTATATCAGGTGTTGTAAAAGTTCCTTGTGTTGCATCAGTTGCCACATAAGGACAAACATATAATGTTCCATTAGCACTTCTTAAATCAGGTGCTTGTGCAAAAACTTCAGCAACCATTTGAGCTGTTTTGCTATTTGTACCAAAATCAGAAACAGCTTGTGTCGGCTCAATATAAGCTTTATATGGTGCTGAAAAGTTTGCTTGTTCGTTTGTGAATAAAACTATATTAGCCGTTACCGGCTCTTGTAATCCGCTTGGTGTTGTTGATAAAGATACATTTACCGTATAGCTTGGCGGTATTATGCTTTGTACTACCATAAAATAAACTCCTTTTCCCTTTTTATTTATTATAACATTATTAGTTTTCTGTCGTTATTGTAAAATTACTTACATCTGTTATTGTACCCTCTGTAGTTATGCTTGTAGGGAATGTTTCAAAATAATCAACTTGTCTTGTCCATTCTTTACAATATTGCGTTGATATGGTTAATGTATAACGATATATTGTAGCTGCTCCCTCTGCTCTTGATGTGTTGATTATTCTACGAGGTATATTGTAAATTTTAAATTGATACTTTTCTTGTTGTTGTTGTGCATAATAACTTGTTAATGCTGATAAAACTTCGTAACGTCTTATCCTAGCATCATTATTTCTACTAAAAATATCAATTTGGATTTCATCATCAATTACTTGCTGTGTATGTTCTCTTAATGTACTATTATCAAACCATTTTGTATTAGCAATAATTTTACTGTTAAAACTTTGTATGCCGATTTGTAAATTATCTGTATAACCTGTATATACGTTAGGTGCAACAACATACACGCATGGAATTATTTTACCCTCTTGCGTGCCATAATTAGCAGGTAAATCCATTTCATGCGTTATTATTTGTTGTAATAAATATTCTATTTCTTGTTGCATTATGCACCTTGATAATTCAATATTATTTCATAAGTCCTAAAATTGTTTCTATACCAATCTCTTTTTGCCATTATTTTATATTCTAAACCGTCAATATTAATTAATTGACCGTTAAAAAGTTCTTGATATATATTCCTTACATCTAATCTATACCAACTCCATGACCTTTGTCCGTCAGGTTTTAAGGCAATTTCTTCACTCGTAAACGGTTGAATAATACCGCTTAATGTTATTGTTTGTTTTGTTTCTATAATAGCACCTGTATCATCTTGTGCCTGTTCTATAATATCAGCAGTAATAACACTTTCCCACGCAAAAGAAGCAGTTAATTGCGGCATTTGACCGCCTGATTTTAATTGTTTTATTGTTATATTTCTACCTGCCATATTACATATTTTAACATATTTGACATATTAATATTGTTCTTTTATGATATTAAAGGGTAAAAATGAAAGGGGATTTTATGAACAAAAAAATTATTATTTTTAATTGTATTATGTTTTTAGCAGTATGTATTATCGCATTTGCAATCTATTTAGGAATTAAAAATAAACCAATTGTAACTATACAATATGATACAGTACCAAATGATTATATTGGACAATATGAATTGACTTTTTATACTCATACAGGAAATAAAACATCATCAGGTGTTTATCCTAAAATAAATCGTACTGTTGCGGTTGATACATCCATAATACCTTATGGCACTGTTTTATATGTAAAAGGTTATGGCTTATATATTGCAGAAGATACAGGAGCAGATATAAAAGGGCATAGACTCGATATTTTCCTTGATACAAAAGATGAATGTATCAAAAAAGGACGTGTCAAAGCAGATGTTTATATTTTAGGTAAACTTTAATCAATTTTATATTCAACAGATGAAACCAATAAGGAAGTGTCAAGTAAAGGACTATCGGCGCTTCCTTTTAATTCGATATATTCAGGATTTATATTATTATCCCATTTACCAAAACCGCTTGTATAAAAAGCTTTTCTAATTACATTTACTGCTTCTACACCAATAAGATTAAGCCATTTATTTAATTCTGTATCACTTGATAAAGCTATAATCAATACTGATTTTAAAAATTCTCTGTCATTTAAAATTTTAAATCGTTTTGATTTAATTGGCATACGTAACCAACTTCTTTGAGGAATACCTGATATATGGACAGATTTGCCTTTATAAGTAAAAGTTCTACCTGTTACACTTCCAAATTCATGTATTAATCCTACACTTGCAATACTTTCACCATTAGGGTAATTACCCGCAAAAACCCCAATATTAATGCTTGTATTGCGTAATTTGCGTACTCGCTCTTTTAAACCCTCAATGCCTTTTAAATCCGCACCTGTTATTTTACTATTAATGCGTTTTGTTGCCATTATGGATTGGTCCACCCCGTAACTACTGCTACATTACCTCTTAATCTTGGAATAAGCATAGCAAGATATTTTAATCCATATTGAGAAGTAATATAAAAAGCATAAGTCTCATTATCTAAAAATCTTCTAGGTACTCCGTAACTTTCAGATATACCGCCTGCTGATTTACTTGAAACAGGAAATATAATTTGACTTGCTAAACCTGCATTTGATGTTTTAATGTCGTTGCACAAGCAATGAGCGGTTAAATATAATTGTGCCAAATTTAAAATTACATCTGATCTAAATAAATGGCTTGGTAATAATGCAAGCATTTCACCTATTGCTTTTGTTATATCACTATCAAGTATATAATCATACATATCGGCTTTTGCATCTTGCCAATAAGTATTATTAGTAGGTAATTCACCTATTGTATCATCTTTTTTACAACTATAAAATTTATTATTATAGTAAACTATATTACCTGTGTTATATACAGTATTTTCATCGTATATAGGTAAATACGGAAAATCTCTATAAAAATATTCTTTGAAATCATTTATTGTTATCATAACAAAATTATAGCATAAAAAAGGCATTATTTATATAATGCCTGCATGCTTGTATATTATGTCAGAAAAATATTTTTATTGTTCTTTTTCCTCTTTTTTAGGTTTTTCCTCTTTTTTAGGTTTTTCCTCTATCAGTTTAATTTCATCTTTAAACATTGCTTTAAGATGTTCTGCTTCTGCTTTGGGCAAATCAATTACATCTTGTGGTTTTAATTCGCCTTTTGAAACGATAAATTTTCTTTCACCTAAATTTAAAACTTGCATAAATCCCCCTTTTTATTTTTATTTTAACATAAACAAAAAATAAGGCAAGTATTTATTACTTGCCTTATCCTATATTCACATCTATTGCCGTTTAGAATGTAAAGTATAAAATTTCTCTTGGTCTTAAAGCTGTAACACCTGTAAATCTTGAATATGCAGTTGATACATAATTGAAACCGTCTGCTGTGTTTGGTAATGTTACAGTAAAATCAAGAGGTACATTCATGATAAGTGTATCAGGTGCTTTTCTATACAATACGTAAACATTTGAGCCGATATTGTTATTTGCTGTATCTGCATAAGCTAAAGGCATAACTTTGAAATCTTCTTTACCTGTTGCTTGTTTTAAAGCATTTTCTAATACTTCAAGTTTTGTCTTTATTGGATATGTTGCAGACATTTGAGCTGTCAAACCATAGAAATCAGATGCAGGAATTACAAACCTGTTAGGTATAGATGTGTAATTGCAATTTGCCATGTATGCTGATAACAAACCTTGAACAACTGCATCAAATTCAGCAGCTGTCATTGCTGATAATTTTTTAGTTATCAAAGTTGTATTAGCATTTACATTACCCTGATTTAACAAACCTTTGAAGTCTGTATTTGTTTGCAAACCTAAGAAAGCAAGCTTTTGAATACCTAAGTCATAATCTTTCTTTCTTGCTGCATATTTTGCTTGGATTAAATCCATATTACCTGTACCTGCATTAAATGTACCCTCTTGCAAGATGTTATATTGTACATTTTTTGCCCATGATGTTACAGGACGTTTTATAGGTTCAACTGCAATATCATCAGCCATTCTTTGACTATCATGAGATGCCATGTTGATTAAACCACTTTCAAAATCACCTGCTGCTACACTTGTAGTCCAATTGAATAATTCAGAAGCAAACGGATTTCCACCGCCAACTTGAACATCTACATAATCAGCTATTGGTAATTCATAATATTTTTGCTCAATAATTTGAGGCAATAATTGTGTTAATGTAGTGATGTTTTGTTCTGCACCCAAAGCATTTTGAAAAGTTTTTGAGTTAACATCGCCAACTAATCCTTTAGGAGACCAAACTTCACCGTATCTGTTAATTACTAAAGGTTGTCTTTTCATTCTTATAAACTCCTATCTTTACTATGCACTAGGCACTAAATCGCCTACTTTAACTAATACTTTACAAAATGCTCCTTGTGCTGCATTTGTTAATGCATGTCCAAGAATTGCATCACCTGCTGCTGCTACATCAACAGCTTGACCGTTTGTAACATCATAAGCAACAGCTTGACCTGCTGTAATAGCGTTTGTTGCAACGATTTTAACAATAGAATAATCGCCTGCTACTGTTACCATATCACCTGCTGCGTATGTGTTTGTTTTTGCTGGTTCGTATACCACGATACCAAAAGGAACATCAGTTGTTGCTGTTACAGGTGTAACAACAGGTACAGATGCACCTGCTACTGCTACCAATTTAACGGCTTGACCTGCTACTATTGCAGCATTTGCTTTGCACTCATATCTAAAACCTTTGTCAGGGTTAAGAATACGAGCATTAACATCTTCAATTCCGAATTGGTTTAAATTGATTGATTGTGTCATGTTTAAACTCCTTATCCAAATATTTCTTTACCACGTTCAATTTGTTTTGCTTGTGTTTCAGGTGCAGGCAATCTATCGCTTTCACCTTTTGCTTTTGCTATTTCCATTGCATTAAAGTACTCATTATTATTATACTCTAAATCTTCTTTTGCTTTTGCATTTTCTTTTTCTACTTCGTCTTTATCATAAGCAAGTTTTTCAGCAAGTTTTGCGATAGTTCTTACATCTTCTGATGCTTCTTTTTTGCCAGCTATTGCCATAATTTGACGAATAATATCTCTTTTGTCGACAACTTCATTTTTTTTGCATTTGTTTTCTTTTTCATCTTCTGCTTCAATTTCTTCTTTGTCGATTACATCTTCAATTTCTTCATTCTTTTTTTCTTTCTTAGAATTACAAATTAAATCCATAACTTTGTCAAAGAATGAAACAGGAATTTCCATTTTTTCATTTTCCATAGTGTTTTCCCTTTCTTGTTCTTCTATTATAGCATTTTGTTTATTTTGAGTTTTTAACCATTTTTCAATTTCTTTTATCTTTTTTTCTTCTTTTGTTCTATCATCGCCGTAAAATTGTATATGTGATGTATCAGCAAATTTATTATATTCTTTCAAATGAAATTTTAAATATTCTAAATCTTCCTTTTTTCTATTTTCTGAATGGTCTTTATTAGTAGTTATATCCCTATATAAAGATAAAATTTCTTTGCGATGTTCATTTTTCCCATAATGTTTTACATTGTCTTTATATCTTTTATCAACTTTATATTTTTTATCTTCTTTTTTATCTTCTTCATCAAATAATTTCTTTTGTTCAGGTTTTTTGCCTACCCAATTTTTAGCACCACTTTTAGTATATTTGCCCTCTCTGCCTGTTCCAGCTGGTTCACTTCCGCCAACTTCACCAGGTCTGCCTGCGTGGTCAAAATCGCCACTACCCTCACCACCGTTTAATAGTGTTTCTTCTTCTATTTCCATTACTCCATTCTCGTATATTTTTGCATCCTCATATCTAGGGTCAGGTACTAAAGCTAAATGCGTAAAGTTTAATCCTGTTACTTCTCTGTCATAAGGAGTGTTAATTTCAGTACCACCCGCACCGAAAGATGTAGGTTTATAACAAGTTGACAATGAATAACCATTTCTTATAAGTTCTTTTGCTTCATCATCGAAAATTACAAATTTGCATCCAAAAGTACCCGCACCCTCATTGTAAAAAGTATCAGTAACATAACCAACTGCTTTTTCTTCCATATTTTCAGGTGTTACATCTTGATGCTTTATAACCACAGGACGACCTTTTAATGTTTCCATATCTCTATGTAAAGTGTCTTGTGATAAAAATATCGCTTCATCTTTATATGTTGCAATCCCTCGTTTCATGACATTTTCGCCACGATAAACTTTTGCGTAATCTTTTGCCATTATTCCACTATCTCCATACTAAATTTTTTCATTATTAAATCTAATTTTACCCGTACCTCTATTAAGATATTTTTAACGTCAGAAATTGATACGTCTGTTTTATTACTAACGTGTTCAAGTTGTTTTTCTTGTTCTTCTATTTTTGTTGCCAAATTTTGCACCTCTTTTTTTAATGCGGTATAATCCGCATACATTTTTAAAAGTGTACCGATTAAAACTATAAAAATACTTGTAAATGATGCGATAATTTCCCAATTCATAAGTTTTATTATAGCATATTGTTATATTCTATTATTGGTAACGGATAACAACGGCATCCAAAATCTTCACCCGGATTATGTCGTTCACCTTTTTTATTAGATACAGGCGGATTATCAAAACTTTGTCTTGTGTCTTTTAATGCCCAATGTTCAGGACGTACACCATGCGGTCTATCTTTTGTTGCTTCATAAGTTCTTGCAACGTTCCATATATACTCTGTTATGCCTAATTGCTTATATTTTGCTTTACGGTATTCAGCAATTAATAATGATGTGTCTTGTCTTGCAATAAATTCAGCACGTTTTTCATCTACTCCCCTAAATTTTCGTAGTTCTTCAACTAAACTGTGTATTTGTAAACCCCCATTTTTAAATAAGTTATCCATAACCATTTTGCGTAATTTAAGACGTGCTTCATCTGTAAATTTTGCAATAGAATAATTTACATTATCAATATAATTTTTAACAAGTTCAGCTTTTATAGTTTTATTCAATTCAGGTACAATTTTTATACTTTCTTCTAATTCTTTAAATTTTGTTTTTTCTTTTAATTTCTCAAAAACAGTTTTTTTCTTTCCTCTACTTGTTTTTTTAAATGCAGATTTTAAAGTTTTTTCGCTTTCATCTTCTAAATCTTCAATTAAAACATCTTCAAGTTCATATTCAAAAATCTTTTTCAAGTTAGGATATAACTGATTAAACTCTATATTATCAATAACATAATTAAGTTTTTTTGCCATATCAGCATAAAAAACAGACATATAAGCAATGCTATCTCTAACATATAACGGTAGTAATTGTTTTTCTATGTCATAAGTTTTTGTTAATTTATTATATTTTGCACCTAATTTAACAAGTTCTTTGCTTATTTTTGCGTTAAACTTGCCGTAAAATTTACCATTTATATATTGTATCTGTCCGCTTCTTATTGCTTCAATAATGACATTTTCACTATTAAAGTAATATTTTTGAATAGGTTTTAAAACTTCTAATATTGGTCTAAAAATAATATCATCAAAAATGCCGTTAATTAATTTAAGAAACGGTTTATAATAATATTCTTTTTCTAAAATCGGTTTACCGACTTCAAATTTCTTCTTTTCCATTATCTGCACCTACTTCAATAGGCAATAAATTATTTTTGTTGCAAGCTTCGTAAAATTCATCACTTGAGATTAATTGAGCTTGAAAAGCTGTTAAAAGTCTATTAAATTGTTTATCTTTTACATTTTCCGTTTGTTCTGCAGATAAACTTTCCAAAGCAGGCAATTCCCAATCTAAATCGTCAGGTATAAAGCCATGTACTAATTGACAAGCAATTTTCCACATTGTTATATAGTTAGGTTTTAATGCTGTTCTTACATCTTCAAGCATTAAATTATAATTCCGTCTACCTGTTTCATTATTGTTACTTAAACCGCTAGGACTTGCACCCCATAACACATCTTCAGGCATACGTAAATCTGCACATATTGCTTGCCTTATTTCTCTCAAAATATCAGGTAAACCGTTGAAAGATAATTGCTTTTGATTATAAACATCGTCTTTATCAAGTACAAGTGCGTTCAAATAAGATTTAATAATATTAGCCATTTGCACTTGTTTTTGTATTGCGTTTGTTCCGTCTGCGTTCATTAAAGCAGAATTAAAACCCTCAAGCTGGTAAATATCTATTTTTGCTTCATCAAGCAACTCAAAAACAACATCTTGATTTTTTAAAAAGCTATTCATTGAGCGAATTAGTCTTTCAATTTCCGACATTCCCCAACCCATTAACTGTAAACTTAAAATGCTTGGTGCTTGTTTTCCAACAAATCTTAAAACCCTTGAATTGTTAAGGGTTACACCATAATAGTTATAAGGTGTTTTGCTTATTGGTGTTTCGGTGTCTATTGCCTTACCTGATATTTCTCCGCTCGGCTGATAGTTTAACTCCCACCTATCAGCCGCATAAATCTTAACATTACTATTTTTATTTAACAAATCAATTCTTAATTCAGATGTAGGATTTTGCGGTGTGTTAATAACTAAACCTGCACCACCAAATAATCTACCCCATTTTGCAGCTTGCTTAAACTCATTAAACCATTTCTTTTGCTCAATAAATTGGTTTACTTCCTCTATTTCCTCAGGTTCTAATTGTCCTGATGTTATTATAGGTAATTTATTAAAAGCATCAATAACCGGCTGGTCAATTAATGTTTGTACTATCCCTAATTCAACATACAAACTTGATAACAAATCTCTATTATTTGTTATCATATAACGTCTTAAATTTAAATCTATTGTACTAGCTTGACTAATGGTATTTTGTTGTGTTACAACACCGACAGCTAAATCAGTCAAGCTGTTATTTACTTCCTTATCCATAACTTGATTATAACACATCTTTAATAATTTTATTAATATCAAAAATCTTTACTTTATCAAGCAAAATATATTTAATATCATCATTTACTTTAATATCTTTTAATACCAAATTTATATTAATTAAAGCTTCTCTTAATTTTATATTTTGCTTTTGTAATTTTAGGTTATCTGCAAGATATTTTTCAGTATTATCATTCTCAGCAGGTATATAACCACGCCTATAACGTAATAACATTTTTTTACTTGTGTCATTTAAATCGAAAACCATTGACGGTCTACCTAATTCATTTTTACTATAAGATGTAAAACAAGAAAATTCAGGTTTACATAATAATACTCTTAACCTGCTTGCACTAATTTTAACTTCTTTTGCTAAATCTTTTATTTTTAATTTCATTTTATTACTCCGTTATTAAGCTTAATTGTACTTGGTTAATTAATTTCTCATTAAAATCTTTTACAAATTGTTTTTTTATTTCAAATCCATAAGCTCTGCGATTTAATTGTTTCGCTGCTAATAAAGTTACTCCACTTCCAGCACATGGATCTATAATTACATCATTTTCATCTGTAAATAATTTTATTAATGTTTTTAATATTTGTATTGGTTTTTGAGTAGGATGTATTTTAGTAGTTATTGTATCTCTTTCCATAAACATAGAATTAAAATACATTTTACCTTTATTATTATATTTTGGTAATTTATCACGATAAAATAAAATTGCATACTCTGTATTCCCAACAATACGCATATTTGCTTTTAAAACTTGCGGACTATAATTTTTATAAAAGGTTAATGGTATATAATTTTTAAATTCAAATTGTTTTGCAAGTTCTATCAAGCAAAATTGCTGTTCAAAACTACAAAATATAATTAAACAACCTGCTTTATTTACTTCTTTCGGTTCAGGTTTTAAAAGTTTTGAGCAAAAATGAAAAAATTCATGTATATTAAAACTTTTATCAGTATCAAAAAATTGTGCATTTGCTAATTTGCTTTCTCCATTTTTTAAATCTCCACCTTTATACCATTGTGGATTACTTGCATAAGCATTATTCCCAATATTATAAGGTATATCTGCGATTACAAGTTGTGCTTTAGGTATATTGTATTGTTTTCTATTTTGAAAACTATCATTTATTAAATATATTTGTTCTCTACCTATTAAATCTCTATCTATCATTGTTCCCCCTGCCAATATGTTCTATAATCATTTTTAATTTTTAAAAGTTGTTGTAATATAAAATCAAAGTCTTTAATTGGGCTATATTGTAAATAACCAATTAAAGCATCTAATGTTTGTTGTTGATACTTATTCATTCCTATAACTCCCAACATTTTTCTAATAAATCAACACATTGTTGTTTTTGTTCAAGTTTTAAACCTGTGTTGTATAAAAGTCTAATTAAAGCGTCTTGTTGTGTTTGAAACAAATAACTAATAAAAAGATTAAGTATGTTTTCATTACCTTCTGCATCTAATACTTCAACAATGCTTTCAGGTGTTACAATACCGTTTCTTAAATTCTGTGCTAATTGTTCGCATAATTCTTCATCTGTAAACATTTCATATCCCCCTTTTTCATTTCACATTTTAATTTTACTTTTTTATTTGATAAAAAACATCGTCCATTAGATTAATGTTTTTGTTAATCTTTTGATTTAATTTGCATCAACTGATAACCTTTACTATTCTTATCTCCGTTATATTCGTACATCTCATACCCTTGAAGTCTTATTTCTTCTCTAATTTCTTCTATATGACTATCAAAGAACACTTTAAATTTATTGCCGTTTATTATGTTTGTTTTTCTTAATTCCGTTCGTGTAATCGGATTATCAGCATTTTTAACCATATAATCTGCAATCTGTTCAATTTCAGTCGCCTTACGTTTTTCTATAACATCAGCCAACGACCTTGATATGTTATTATAAAAATCTTCTGCCATTTGCACATATTTTGTTGATACAATAGTATTTAGTGGATTGTCAATAATACTATAAATTACTGCTAATTTTGTAATTTTCCAAAAACTCTCTTTACGTTCTAATTTAACAATAATGTTATCTTTTGATGCATTAAAATAGTCAATACATCTGCATTGATAATCATATAAATATTGTTTTGCCTCTTCTGATATTATGTAAACTTGATTTTCAGCTATTTGTTCAAAAATATGTTTATATTCTTGCTCAATTTTATTCGCTTGATAAAATGCCTGTTCTTTTTGTTCAGGTGTCTTTGGATAATTCAAATATGGATTTTCATAATGTGGTATGTAAATAAAACAACGTCTTGCCATACCTGTTTTTAAAGAATTTATGTAATATTGTTTAACTCGTTCATTGTACAAATTTTCAAAATCTGTATACATTAGAACTTGTAAAGGTATGTTTTTAAGTGTTTTCCTTTGTCCGTCGCCTGCAACAATAGACGGTGCTATTGTACCCTCATATATGTCTTTTAACTTCTGATAAAGTTCTTTTTTTTGTGCATTACCTGTAACAATAGCATCTAAATAGTCGCCCAATTCACCAATTCTTATAAACAAACCGCCAAATCCTATTTTTTGTATTTGTTCAGCTTCTTTATATAAACCGGTATAATTAGGATTTAACAGCTCAAAGTTAGATACACGAATGTTTTTAATAAACTCGTCAATTTTATCTTGTTCTTTTTTACTAGCTGCAAATTGTTCATGTTCTTCTATATAATTTTGCTTAAAATCCTCTATACGTTTTTCTAATAATGGACGTACAAAAGACATCAAATAATCATTAATACAGTCAACTGTGTAATCTTTATTTGCTCCACTGTGCATAAAATTTATGCCGTAATAAGACAAAGTACGAGGTGATGAGTTGCTATATTGTTTAAAAGTTGCACCTTTTAAAGTAACTAAATTAGCTACTTTGCTATTAAGTACGTTCAATAAGGCAAGTTCATCCACATTGTCTGTAACTTGTTTTAATACTGCTATGCTATTTTTTATTATTTCAGGAACTTTCATCTTTTAACCTTATATTTATTTTATATTTTCATAAATTATTTGTCAAGCAAGTAATAATCTGTAACATCTTTAACATCATATTTCTTTAAAAACCCTCTTGCATCAACAACAAAAGGATATTGTTTTAATACTCTTTCAGTCATTAAATCGCCTGCTTCATCATTGTCAAGCATTAATTTAATCGTATCAAAATTATTAAACTTAATTTCCGGCATTATTGCCAAAGTGCCGTTTACGCCGTTAGAAACACTTGTTACGGTTGTACTATCTAAATGTTTATACTCATTCAACATTTGTACGCATATATAAGCATCCAACATACCCTCACATAGTATAATTGTATGTGCTTTAGCACATCCATATATATATGCCAAACATCTTTTTGTATCTTTTTCACGCCATATTTTTTTATGTTTAAAATCTGCTCCTCGATATTCAAAACCAACTAAATATGTATCATTAAATATTGGTATTACCCATTTATTATTGTCTTTATCGAAACCCATGCCGACTTTTTTAACAGTATCTTTATTTATACCTCTTGTTTTTTGCAAGTATGCAAGTGCTTTATCATTTGATAACAAATAATCATTACATTTTATTTGATATTCTAAATATTTTTCTTGCATTGTTAAATATTGAGGAACATGAACATCAATTTTATCTCCGTATTTTTTTTTATTTATTTCTGATAAAATTTGTTTACTATGCTCATCATCTCTAAAACATTTTAATAAGTTTTTAGACGGAGTATAAATCATATTATCTTTATGCTTATCCATACAGTAAGGACATTGAAAATAATAATGTGCCCCTTTTTTCTTATATGAACCTAAAAATTTTTCTAATTCCTCTAATGTTATATCAAGCATATATACTCCTTTTCTACCCCGCCACCAATGGCGGAAGTTACCATTGGATTTATACTATTCACAAATCATAAAACTACTTCCATACAACAAGGCGGTTAATATTTATCATCTGTTATAATATTTAACATTGTACTTTTATGTGTATCATCCTTATTGAATAGTTGTTGGATTTGATTCTTAAAGTCTTTTATATCGGCTCTATAAATACAAAGTTTTAATATCGCATTTTTAAAATCTTTGTCTATTGCGGCGCAATAAGCTGAATTGTATTGGTCTTTTAAAACCGCAAACCATTCATCTTCGTTAGCAGTATATAAGTTTAAATTTTTACTTCCATCTTTTCCGTTTCCTAATATACAAATCATCTCTAACAACTTTTCTGCTGTGATTTCAGGGTATGGTTCAAGTTCAACTATTTTATGCCCACCATAACAAGGTATTGTTTTTACTTTTTGTTCTATCCCAAAAGTATCGTAAAATTCTTGCTCTAATTCAGTTGTCATTTCTTTATCTCGCTTTCTTCTTGTAGCCATTGTTTTAATTTATCGATACATTCATCACAGAGCCAATCAAAATTACAATCATTGTTGCATATTTTTTCATGTAACCATTCCGCCATTTCATTAATATTCATTTGTTTTATTTTTTCAAAGTTGTTCATTGTAAAATATCCTTTATCTGCCTACGTTCTTTTTTTGTTAGGGATTGCCAAATATAATTAATTGCACAAGCAAGAGCTTCTTCGTAAGTCTTAAACGTTTCGCTTTCATTAAAATCATCCCAACTATAAAGGCAATAATAATTACCATTAACATAGTTAATAATTCTTTCATCACTATAACCAATTTTCACTAACCACTTAATCAACTCTATCTGTTTTTCAGCGGTAAAATCCTCATATATATTTTTCATTCCGCAATAATTATCAGGAATTTGACACAAAGGTTCAATCCCTGCATTCTCATACATCTTTTCAATTTCGTTCATTCTTCACCTCGTATGATTTTTAAAATTTGTGTAATACTTGCATATTCTTCATTTTCAGATATTAACTCTGTACAAAGTTTTTCTATCTTAGATAGTTTTAATTGCAAATCGAAACATTCTTTATCTTTTTTATTGTACATATCAACCCATTGTTGATAATATATTTGTTTACATTCGCCCATATCTTTACTCCTCTAATAGTTCATCTACTATCTTTTTATATTCTTCAACTGATACTTTCTTATACCCACCTTTTACGGTAAGATATAAAATAAACATTATCAAAATAACAAATGACACCATTCTTGAATGTATAAAGTATTGATTAACACCAAAAGACAGAAGTATAATAAAATATGTAAAAACATCTGATAATATGCTTTCTAATAAACTTTCTTTTACTATTGCCGTTCTATATAAATAATGCTTGTCTAAGATTGTAGTTTCTTTTTCATATAAATAAATTACTTTTTTCATAATTATTGTTTCTCCAATAGTTCTGCGTTTTCGTAGATGTATTTCCATTCATAGCCATAAGCGGTTTTACATTTTCCTGTTAATGCTAAACTTAACATGGATTGGCTTAAATTTAATGTTTTATATGCTTCTCTTTGAGAAGTCCAGATTTTAATAATTTTATTATTTAATATTTGAGCAACTTTCCCCTTTCTGCTTCTACGTTCCATTGATTGTTTAAATCTGTTTTCACTCCAAGAAATTATATGAATATTATTTTTTAAATATCCAATTTTATTATTTATTCTATCAACAGAAGGTTTTTTTGCTTTAGTATAATTTGATTTTTCCCATTCTTTAAAAATCCTTAAAAATTTTTTATCATTCAAATATAATTCATGAAATTCTTTTAAACTAAAATCAGGCAAATCTATATTTTTATTTTTTGCTCTTTCCCTCATTTTAGAATAAAGGTTTGTTAAAACTCCCTTTGGGGTTCTTCTAAATTTTTGTGTTGCTTTCAAACTCATTACCTATAACCTCACAATTAAATAATACTATATCATCCATTACAATAGTATCACCATTTAATATATTTGTCAAGGATATCCCAAAAAATTTATCTATTTCTACTTTATATTTATTATTCGCATATCTGACATAATCTAACTCATAAATCAGCTTGCCGTTCTTGTCTTTTAATCCTGTGCATTGTAAAATAATACATTCATCAAAAGGAATGTGTAACCAGCAAGCATTTTCTTCATCTTCTAATATTCTTATTTCTTTATCTTCGTAATCAAAAATAATTCTTTTTTGATTGTCTATACAAAGAAATCTATTATGAATTTTATCCCATATTCTAAACTTAAATCTATCGTTCATTTTCCACCTCTTTCATAAATTCTTTAATACTCATTCTTTTATCTGTGTTAAATCTATTCATTACAAAGTTTTTTGTAGGATAAATAAACCAATCTTTGTATTGATAAACTCCACTACTTTTAGGTT